ACGAGCAGATGATGAAGTTGCCGCGACCACGACGAGTTTGTTGAGCGATAACGTTAGCTTCACGCTCGATTTGGAACATCAGGCCCTTGAACTTTTCAACAGACCAACGACCGTTCGCGTCAACGTCAAGGTCGAAGGTACCAGCGGTAGCAGTCGTACCAGCGATAGCACCAGGGCGAGCCGTGATGTAAACGTTACGAACAACTTCACGGTTAATTTCAGCCAAGATTTCGCTTGACAGAATGTTGCTCAGTTCGCCTTCAGCGTCAAGGCCATGAATAGACTTCATGTCTTGCGCGAGTTCGATAGAGTATTCAGCCTTCAGAGCACGAGTAACAGCCGTTACGGATGTCTTTTCGATGCTGAACGCCATTTGGTTCAGGGTAGTAGCACCACCAAAGTCTTCACCAGCCGCTGTCGAAACACCGGTTTGGTTTGTGTACGAACCGTTAACTGGGTTAGTACCAGTTACAGCAGCAGCGCCAGCCGAGAAGCCAGGGTTAGCTTCGTTGAACAGGGCTTCAGTACCACCTTGAGAAGTGTACTTGCTCTTCATTGCGAAGATCAGGCCAGTAGGTTGGGTCATTGGCTGAACACCGCAAATGTCATAAGCGATCATTTGTGGCATAGCACGGCGAACCAGGCTAATCAGGACTGGGTCGAACTTAGCGACACCGCCTGTATCTGGGTACGAACCAACAGCGTTAGCTGGAGCAGCTTCGCTCAGGGTGCCCATAGCCGAAGCGTATTGGCCCATTTCGCGTTCCTGGTTTTCCAGAAGAATAGCGGTAACTTCCTTGCGGTAGTTATCCGAGATAGCTGGGGCAGAAGTGTGCTCAAGGATGGCAGACCACTTCTTAACCAGAGCGTTACGATCAATCGTCATAATTGTCCTCTTTTGTTAAAAATCTTACTTGTTGAACTTCTCTAGGGCTTGGGCGTAGGCAGCCATCTTACCAGTCAACACTGGGCCAGATGTTTCTTCCTTCAACTCCACCGGAGCATCAGTAATAACCGACTCGGTCAGAACCTTAGCGCCAGACTTCTTAGCGAAGTAGCTTTCACGGATTGTCTGTAGCTTAGAAGCATAGGCTTCAGCGCTTTCGAACACCAGCTCTTCAGCCAGGCTTGTGAACTTTTCGACTTCCACGTCGGTCAGACCAGCAGCAGCTTCAGCAACCATTTCCGCCTTCTTCATTTCTGAAACGGTTTGGAACAGGGTAGCGTTAGCAGCAACGGACTCATCCAACTTAGCAGTCAGTTCAGCAACTTGTTCTTCTAGCGAAGCAAGCACGTCGAACTTTTCTTCTGGAACATCGATGTAGCTCTCAACGAACAACGACTTCAGTCCCGTAATGAAACCTTCCACGATTTCCGACTTCAGACCAGACTCAAGGGCAAGCTCATTATCTTCCAACCACTTCTCGGCAATCATGCCAAGATACCCATCAACTTGTTCAACAAGACCCTCGGCAGCTTCTTCAAACTGTTCTTGCAGAAGCGCTTCATAGTGCTCTTCGAGCTTAGCAACTTCCGACTTTACACGGCTAACAACGGCAGCTTCGAAAATCGTAGTTGCCTTTGTCTTAAATTCTTCTGATAGGTCTTCACCATTCATCAGCGCTTCTACGTCAGCAGAAACGTCAACTTCGAGCTCTTCACGGGTTTGTCCCGGAGCTGAGAAGTGAGATGGAAACTTACCTTCAGGGGCAGAAGCGTTACCCTTAACCGAACCTTGCTTCAGGTTGCTCTTGGCAATCACAGATTGGTTGGTGTTGTTACGCTTTACGTTAGGCTCATCTACGCCATCGTTGTTACCAGGTGCGGTCTTAGGACCGTCGCCAACCTTGTCGGCGCCTACCTTTTCTTCGATTTGTTCAGTACCTTCAACGATAGCCTGAACTTGCTTTTCAATCGACATTCATTACTCCTAATGTTATTAGATGTCCTACAGAATTTATTTATACTCTATAGAATTTCTGATGGATATTACTTAACGCTCTTCAGCAGGCGCGCGAAGTAGTTAGCTTGATTTTCCGCGACAACCTTTGCAGGTAGACGCTTGATTTCTTCCTTAATAGCTTCCGCTACCATCCAGGTTCCAGTGCTGGCATTCCAAGCCCACTCCTTACCTTCCATGATGCCTTGGACCCAAGCCTTTTGGCTCGATGGATCAGACACAATGTCAGCTGCGGTTGAAAGCATGAAATCCTTCTGAACAATCTTGATACCGTTTTGCTCGACGAGCGAACCCATACCACGAGAGCTAACGCCAAGGTTAGCACCTTCGTCTAGGAGGTTCTTAACGATCTTGCCCATTGGGGTATCCAGAATTTTGGCCTTGCCGATCCAGTAGTTACCTTCCTGGACAAGGGATTTGATCATATGCGAAGCGCGGTCGAGATTAACCGTTGGCCCTTCTGGATGTCCTAGTTCACCGAAAGCACGATTCTTATTGATGTACTCTTCGGTGTAGCGTGTAACTTCGCGCTCCATAATGTCGAGCGGGTAAGAACGCTTGTTGCGATTTGGGTCTACAGCTTGCAGGAAATAACCTTCAATGAAGTACTGCTTCTTGCCTTCTTTTTCTTCGACGATGAATTGAACGTCTTCGTTGAGTTCTGTGAACAGTTTCATGTTATTCCTTAGGCCGAAGCAGAAGTAGGATCGTCGTATGAACCATACTGTTCTGATTGGTACTTGGTCTGGAAGCCCTTAACCTTGTGGAGCTTGAGCCAGATTTGTACTTCAGCAGTGGCGGTTGTAATAACGATATCGTTGGTGTTACCACCGTTTTCCAGTTGGAAGCCATTGTTAGGACCCAGGGAACCTGTAGGTCCAGCGCAAGACATAACCTGAACTGCGTTACGAACAATCGTTGCGGTACCAGTAGTGGTAGTCCAAACGATGCCAGCGATGTTAACTGTTACGGTTTGACCGTCCAGAACTTCGTGTGCTCCTAGAAGATCGACGTCAAGATCAATGGTAACTGCGCCTGCAGCGCCCTCGATCTTTACGAGAACTTCGTTATTGCGGAGAGAGATGACGCGCTTTGTTGCCATTGTTTATTCCTTAGACAGACGCAGGCGCTGAATCAGCAGCCTTACGTTGATGGTCGTGTGAAGCAGCACGAGCGCCACGAATGGCAGCCTGGATCTTTGGCTTGTGCGTCTTCTGATATTCTTCCTTCGATAGACCACCGCTAGTGCCCATTTCGGCGCGACGGTAAGCAATCATTGCATTAGTGTGTGCCTGGACATGCTTAAGAGCCTTGGCGCCATGACGTTGATTAATGTGGTCTTCAATACGATCGGCGCGAGCTGCATGGCCCAGAGAATGGCGACCATCGCTGTGCTCCCAATGGTGGTCGCGGATGGCGCTATCGATATCGTAGTGATCAACAGCCTCAGTCAAGGTTGCAGTATCTTCAGCTAGAGCAGCTTCGATCAGACCCTTGACAACTTCATAGTCTTCCTTAACTGGAGCTTCGTTGAACAGGGACTTTGCTACTTCTTCGCGCTTTGCGTCGATAGCGGCAGTGATACGGTCGCCCAACAGAGAGTTGAACAGGCTTTCAGATTCCTGTGAATCACCTGCAGCGATAGCGTAAATGAGGTCTAGGGTTGACATAATATTCCTTCAGGTTATTTAGTAGATTTCGGCTTTGGCTTAGAAGCGTTATTGGCCTTGATCTCGTCCTTCTTCAATTCGGAACCATGCTCAGCGTTTGCTTGGTCGATGCCTTGTTGGTGCGCTGCCATTTCTTGGTCCATGCCCATTTGCATAGACATTTGAGCTTGCTCAAGCGGAGACGGCGATAGGGCTGGGTCTTCCTTCTTAGCGTCAGCTTCCATACCCTTGGCCATGGTTTCGATTTCTTCATCGGTCTGCATGAGCACCTTCTTCTTAACGAAGTCAACGTCATAGAAACGACCAATGTAAGGTTCGATCAACTGAAGAGTAGTTAGGCGAGCCTGCAGAATTTCGGATTCCTTAAGCTCAGCGAAGTGATTGTCGCGAACGAAGGTGAAGCGAATGAACTGCTTAATTTCTTCCCAATCGTCAAGGGAAATGATACCCTTAACAACCAACTGGACGCGCAGCGCCTCAGTGAAAATCTTAGCGAACTTCTTACGCAGACGGCTAACAAACTTACCAAACTTGATTTCGTCACGCGAGATTTCGCTTGACTTGCCCATCGAGAAACCGGTGCTAGGCACAAGGCGACCCAATGGAACGTTCAGGCTGCTATAGAGCTTGTTCTGGAAGTGCTCAACGTCTTCAAGGTTCTGGAGGTTTTGACCACCAGCCAAAGTCGTAATTTCTGTACCCTTACCACCTTCGCGGCGAGGCATCCAGAAGTCTTCCATCATCGACATGTGCTTACGGTCGTCGCGGACTTCACCAGTAGAAGCGTCGTAAACAATTTTGTTACGATACTTGTTCATGATGTCCGTCACGTACTGCTCGGCCTTCAGCTTAGGAAGGTTACCAACGTCGATGTAGAAAATACGACGTTCAGGCGCACGGCTTAGACGATAGATAACCAGGCTATCTTCGATCATCTTCAGCTGGTTAACGGTCTTAACCGCCTTGTGAAGATAGCTAATTGTTGTACCGGTCGCGCCATCAACCAGGCCCGACGGAACGTAAATGACCGAATCCTTGGAGAGCTTAACGCCTTGCGTTGTCTTCTCGTTTAGACCCTTATCATTATACAGGTAATATTCTTCGACCGAATCAACGACGTCAACGCCAGTTGGGGTCTTACGCTTCTTAACATTCTTGACGTAGCGAATCTTTCGAGGGTCAACCTTGATGATTTGCTGGATGCCTTCCTTGGGCTTACTAGGATCAAGAACGATGTGATAGTAGATGCGACCATCGATATACCAGTTACGGAAGATATCGTGACCGTTCTCTTCAAACTTGTATAGACGAACAATCTCGTCGAACTCATCGCGAATCTTCTTCTTGATAGATTCTGAGTATTCAAGGTCGTCTAGAATGATGTCAACTGACTTCTGATTTTCCTCGGCGGAAACAGCCTCGTTGATAATGTCCTCGATAGCACTGTCGCAGTCAGGGTATGATGCGGCTTCACGGTAACGACGGATTAGGTCGTTCTCGTTTTTAATAGTAGCTTCGAGATCGAGCACCTGAGAGTAGTACGCAGCTGCGTCTGAACCGACGACAGTTGCGCCTTCGTCGGCGGGAGGGCTGACAACAGCTTTAACCGCCGACGATACAGGCTTTCTCTTTCCGATAGTAAAACCAAACAATTCCATAACGACTAGTTATACGTCCGGATTATGTCAGGTTCGTCTCGTACCAGTTGAATACGAATTGAACGTTGAATTGTTGAATGTTTGGATTGTCGTACGACAGTTCCATATCACCAATTTCTGTTGGATACGCGTCAAAGAACGAGTACTGCTTCAGAGGATTGTTGTTACGATCCAGTTGGTCAACGATCAGCGTGGCTTGGTAGTCAGCTGGGTTTGTCAGACCAGTGGTATCTGCGAGATTCGCAATACCAGCGGACCAACGCTCGAACGCCTTACGAACGAAGAAGTTACCATCATTCAGGATAGTAACGTTCCACGGTGCGTACGAACGTTCACCAGCGAAGTGAACTGGACGGCCACGATATGGGACAGCAATGTCCTCAATCGTCATAGCAGGAACAGATGCCGCCTTGCACAGGAAGGACGCAGCTTGAGTAGCCTGTCCGCCAGCCACGAAGGCTGGGAAGGACAGAGTTACTTGGAACTGGTTAGAGCGGGCACCGCCCTGACGCATTTGGTTCTTGAATTCTGTAATGCTAGGCATTTCTTATTCCTTTGTAAAATTAAGCGCCGATTTCGCTGAAGTTAACACCGGTCTTCGTAGCGATGAAGTTCAGGTTAATGAAGTTGATCGAACGAGCTGGAGCGATGTAAATATCAGCAACGAAGTTGTTGGTGTCAACCACTTGTTGTGTGTTATTTGTCTTATCGCAGATAACCTTGAACGAAGTGATACCACGGCGACCTTGAATGTCACGCAGGAATGGTTCAACCATGTTACGGAAGTTAGCTTGAGTGAACTGGTCGTTGAATTCGAACAGTTGGTACTTAGCAGCCGTAGCGATAGCCTTTTCCAGAACAATGAACAGACGACGAACGTTCAGACGATCGAAGGCCGATGGCTTCGCTTGCATAGTCTTGTCGCCGTACAGAATTGTGCCGTTACCTGGGAAGGTAACAACCGGGTTCACGTTGCTCTTGTACAGAGTGTCACGGTCGGTTTGGTTAGGGTTGAAAGCGAGCTTAACAACACCCTTGATTTGACCGCGAGTGAAACCACCTGGAGACCACCATGCGTCGTCCGTGAATTCGGTACGAGCTGTCAGACCGGCGATATCACCGTTCAGAGGAATCCAACGGTACACGTCGTTGTAACGGTCGTATTGGTACTTGTAACCACTGTCCATGAAAGCGTACGAAGTAGAAGTTCCAACAGCGTTACGGTAAGCAACGCAATCTGCCGCAGCAGTAGCCGATGTACCGAAGATCACAGAACCGTCAGAAGTCTTAGAAGCGCTCAGGAATACCACAGCGTCCTTACGAGTTTCAGCGATGTTGATCAGGGAGATCGCAACGGCAGGCGAGGCGTCACCACCAATGATCAGCGAAACGTCGTAGATTTGGTCGTTAACGAATGGAGCGTAACCTTCAATCTTGTCACCGTCAGTTACTGCAAAGTCGTCAG